GAGTTAGGACATCCTGACGGACCAACAGTCAATCTAGAAAGAGTTTCTCATATGATTAAGAAACTTTATCCGGATGGTGATAACTTTATTGGTGAAGCTAAAATCATGGACACGCCCTATGGTAAGATTGTAAAAGGTCTTATTGATGAGGGTGCTCAATTAGGAGTATCATCAAGGGGAATGGGTTCTATCATGCAACGAAACGGCGCTAACTATGTGAAAGATGATTTCATGTTAGCTACTGCCGCTGATATTGTAGCAGACCCTTCGGCACCGGCCGCTTTCGTAGAAGGCATTATGGAAGGTAAAGAATGGGTATGGGACAGCGGTCTCTTGGTCGAGAAAGACATTGAGGCGTGGAAGATGGAAGTGATTAAAACAAATCAAAGACAATTAGAAGGTAAAAAACTAAAAATCTTTGATGAGTTTATTAGAAAACTGTAATATTATAAATATTACCTGAACTCTAAAAAGATTTTAGGAGTTTTATAGTACTATAAAATAAATAGAGGAGATTTTCAATGGCAGAATCAGAAAAAATAACTGAAACTATCGTAGAAGCTTCAGCGAATCCAAACGCTGACGCTCCTAAAAAGAATGCTGTTGCAGCTGAACCTAGTCATCTTTCAAATGACGCTGAAGATTTAGGCGCACCTGTTGTTAAACCAACGGACAGTAATCCTGACGGTACGAAAAAAGTTAAAAAAGTTTCGGACGAAGTATCTAAGTCTGCTCAAGTAGCTGGGGAACCATCAAACTTGAAGGCAGGATATAACGAAGGAACTAAAGATTCTGAAGATAAAAACGAAATTAAAGAGAAGAAAGCAGAAGATGTTAAAAAAGATGTCGAAGAAGAAGAAAAAGAAGCGAAAGCTATAAAAGATTCTGAAATTGATGTTAAAGAAGACATTGAAGCACTTGTTGGAGATTCAGATTTATCTGAAGAATTTAAACAAAAAGCTGCTACAATCTTTGAAGCTGCAATTAACTCTAAAGTTAAAGCAGAATCAGAAAGATTACAAGCAGAATACGATACTAAATTTGAAGAAGAAATCTCTAAATCTAAATCTGAACTAACTGAAAAAGTTGATTCATACTTAAACTATGTGGTTGAAGAATGGATGAATGAAAACAAGTTAGCTCTAGAAAGAGGAATCAAGGGCGAAATCGCTGAGGACTTCATTTCTGGTCTGAAAAAATTATTTGAAGACCATTACATTGATGTACCAGATGAAAAATATGATGTTCTTGAAGACCAAGCTTCTAAGATTGAAGATTTAGGAAAGAAACTTAACGAAGAAATCGACAAAAATGTTGAAATGAATAAAGTTAATGGTGGCTATAAACGCCAAGAAATCATTGATGAACATTCATCTGATTTAGCTGATACAGCTAAAGAAAAATTTGACGGTCTTGTTGAAGGCGTTGAGTATTCTTCTGAAGAAGATTTTGCAAATAAAGTAAAGACTATTAAAGAGTCCTACTTTGAGCAAAAAGCTGAGAAGTCTGCTGATTCAGCAGATATAGATGATGTTGCGGTGGGGGGTGAAACTTCAAATGAAGATTTATCAAATGCTATGGCTGCATATACCAACGCAATTAGTAAAACAAAAGATATGAAAATATCATAGTAACTAAAGGAGAGAAGAAGATATGTATTTATCGGAAACTTATGAAAAAAAATGGCAGCCTGTATTAGACCATCCTGACCTCGGTGAGATTAAGGATTCATACAAGCGTGCCGTTACATCGGTCATCTTAGAGAATCAAGAAAGAGCTCTTAAAGAAGACCAAGCTTTTTTATCTGAAGCTGCTCCAACTAATGCTGTAAGCAATAGTGGAGTATCAAATTGGGACCCAATCCTAATTTCTTTAGTAAGAAGAGCTATGCCAAATCTTATTGCTTATGATATCTGTGGCGTACAACCAATGACAGGTCCAACTGGACTTATCTTTGCTATGCGTTCTAGATATACTTCAATGAGTGGCACAGAAGCTTTATTTGATGAAGCTGATACAGACTATGCTGGTCGTAATAAGACTGGTTCAGCTGTTGATGGTTTCTCAACTGCAGCTCATTCAGGAACTAATCCTGCATTGTTAAATGATTCACCTGCTGGTACACACACAACTGGTACTGGTATGACTACAGCTGCGGCTGAAAGTCTAGGTGAAGATTCAGGTAATCAATTCGCTGAGATGGCTTTTTCAATTGAGAAATCAACTGTAACTGCTAAATCAAGAGCATTGAAAGCTGAGTACACAATGGAACTTGCTCAAGACCTTAAAGCGATTCATGGACTTGACGCTGAAACTGAACTTGCAAATATTTTGTCAAGTGAAATTTTAGCTGAAATCAACCGTGAAGTAGTTAGAACTATCTATGCTAACGCTGAAAAAGGTGCTTCTGCAAACACAGGAACAGTAAACACAACTACTGAAGGTATATTTGACCTTGACACAGATTCAAACGGCAGATGGTCGGTTGAAAGATTTAAAGGTTTAATGTTTCAAGTAGAAAGAGAAGCTAATGTTATAGCACAAAGAACAAGAAGAGGAAAAGGTAACTTAATTATCTGTTCATCTGATGTTGCTTCGGCACTTCAAATGGCGGGTGTATTAGATTACGCTCCTGCGTTAAACAACAACTTAACTGTTGATGACACAGGTAATACTTTTGCTGGTGTTCTAAATGGTAAATATAAAGTTTATATTGACCCATATTCTGCAAATAACACTGCTAAACAATACTTTGTAGTAGGTTATAAAGGTTCTTCACCATATGATAGTGGAATGTTCTACTGTCCGTATGTACCATTACAAATGGTTCGTGCTGTTGGTCAAGATACTTTCCAACCAAAAATTGGATTTAAAACCAGATATGGTTTACAAGCAAATCCATTTGCTGAAGCTGGTACAGGCGACACCGCTGTTATTAACGGCGCTGGTTCTGCAAACAGTAACAGATACTACCGTAGAGTACAAGTAGCTAATCTCATGTAAGATTGGTTTCTTGTTACGAAAGTAATACGAAAGTAAAT